AAACCAAAGAGCGCGTATCCAAGCAAAAAGGCACTTACGGCAGCGCGTTGGACAGCCTGAAAACCGTCAAACCCACCGAAATCGGCCTGAAGCTCGACACCTTCGACAAAGACAACCTGGCACTTGCCCTGATGGGCGAAGCTGCCGTCATCGCGGCTACGGCGCAGACTGTTGCGGACGAGACCGTAACCATCAGTAAGAAAGGTATGGCGTACAAACTGGCAAACGGCAATATCGACCCGGCTACCGTCAAAGTCAAAAACAAGTCCAAAGCTGCCGTTGATGCGGCGCATATCGACATCAACGCCACCTTGGGCATGATTACCATCCTGCCTACTGCCGACACCGTCAACGACGGCGAAGACATCACCGTCGAATACAAAACCCGTGCATCGGGCGGCTACAAAGTGTCCGCCGCGACCTTGTCGCGTTTGGATTTGGAAATCTATGTCGACGGCCGCAACCGCGTTACCGGCGAGGATGGCGTCTTGCACATCCCCCATGCCGTAATGGCAGTGGACGGCAGTATCGACTGGTTATCTGATGATTTTAACGAAGTTGAATTTAAAGGCACGGCAGTGTTGGCTTCGGGCGAAACCTCGACCTATTCCTTCACGTCGTACAACAACTGATTCGGTTGGTAGATAAAAGGTCGTCTGAAACGGGCTTCTGCGTGTAGGCGCAGCGGCGTGGAGTTTCAGGCGACCTTTTTTTAAACGGGTTTTAAAACAGGGTTAATTATGGCAAACATCCAAGCGGGTATTGAGATTAAGGCGGGCGTGTCCGGTACCGAACACATCGACGCACTGGCTCAATCCATCGAGGCGGCGGGCATCGATACGGGCAAACTGACTGCAGAGGCGAAAGAACTGGGCGCGACGCTGGCGAAAGCCCAAGCGCAACAGGCCGCGATTACGGAATACAAGGCGTTGTCGGCGGAATTGGACAACACTGCCAAGGAAATGCGTGCGCTGGACGAGCTGACCGCATCACTTGAAAAATCCATGCGCGGCGGCGGTACGCAGCAACAGCAGGCCGATTTGGCGAAACTGCGCGCCGAATCCGAACGCCTGGCAAAAAGCGAAACCGAGCTGACGGGCAAGCTGTATGCCGCCCGCGACGCGATGGCGGTGTCGGGCGTATCCGTCAAAAACCTTGCCGCCGACGAAGCGCGCCTGTCGTCAGAATCCGCCGCCGCAACGGCGCAGCTCGACCGCCTGACTGCCGAGGCGCAAACCCTAAAGGCGATTGCCGATGCCAAAATCCAGCTCGGCATCGATACCGACGATAAGGCGCGGCAGGAAATCCAAAAGACCAAAGACGCTTACGAGCTGCTCAAAGACAGCGGCACGCTCTCGCACGAGGAATTGGCGCGGGCGGCGCAGTTGCAGGAAGGCAAGGTGCGCGAGCTTGAAGCAAGCCTGAAAGGTGTGAAGCCGTCTATTACCGAAGTTGCTTCGGAGATTCAGGGCTTGGTTGGCGGCGCGGGCGGCTTGGCGTTTGCTACCCGCGAGGCGATGAAGTTTGAAACCGCGATGGCGGGCGTGAAAAAAGTCGCTGATGGTACGGACGAGCAGTACGCCCAACTTTCAGACGAGCTGAAGAAAATGGGCACCGAATTGGGCATTTCCGCCGCCGAAATGGCGGATCTTGCCGCTGCCGGCGGACAGCTCGGCATCCCGATTGAGAAGTTGTCGGAATTTACAGCCATCGCGTCCAAGATGTCGGTTGCCTTCGGCATGACTGCTGAAGAGGCAGGCAATGCCGCCGCGACGATTGCCAACGTGTTCCAACTCCCAATCGGCGAAGTGGAAAAGCTCGGCGATGCCATCAACGTTTTGGGCAACAATACCGCCGCCCGTGAAAAAGACATTGTTGCGGCGATGGCGCGTATCGGCGGTACGGCCAAGCAGTTCGGACTGGCCGCCGACGAAGCCGCCGCGCTTGCCGACGCATTTATCGCATTGGGCAAACCGCCCGAAGTGGCGGCGACCGCCATCAATGCCATGCTGCAAAAACTGCAAACCGCGCAAAGCCAGGGCAAAGGATTTCAGGCGGCCTTGGAAGGCATCGGTACGTCTGCCGACGAGATGGCAGCCAATATCGCCGCCAATCCGCAGCAGGCTTTAACGGACTTCTTGCACAAACTCGAAGGCTTGGACAAACAAAGCCGCGCCCTAATGCTCTCGCAACTCTTCGGCACGGAATACAGCGACGACATTGCCCTCTTGGTCGGCTCACTGGGCGAATACGAAAAGGCTTTGGGTTTGGTCGCTGACAAGGGACAAGTCGTCGGCGCGATGCAAAAAGAGGTGGCAAACGCCATGTCCACCAGCGAGGCGCAAATCAACAAAGCCAAGCAGGAAATCATCAACGTTGCCATCGAGGTCGGCGAAAAGCTGCTGCCTTTGGTGTCTCTATTGGCGAGTACGGCCGGCAGTGTGGCAAGCGCAATCGGAGCGATTACCGAAGAGTTTCCGGTTTTGACGCAACTTGCCACGCTGTTTGCGGCGGGCGCGGTTGCCGTCAAGGCTTATGAGGCGGCTGTCCGTCTGACTGGAGGTGCAGTATCGGCATCATTTGCGACCCAGCGCGTCAGCATTGAGGCAACCAAGTCATCCATCCTGAAGACCACTGCCGCTGCCCGAGAGCTGGGCGTCGCGCTCAAATCTGCCGCCGCCGGTAACGGCTTTGGTAACGGAGCGGCTGCTGCGGGTGTATTGGCGCAAAACCTTAAACTGGCTGCGGCCAATGCAGGATTGTTGGCTGCTGCCGCCACTGCCGGATGGGGTGTGGGTGAATGGCTGCGCGAAAATACCGATTTTGCCAAGATTTTTGGCGACAGCCTCGGGCGCGTACTCGCCATGTTGAACAGTTTCTTTACAACAGGCAGTCTGGACAAATACCGCAAACATTTCAAAACCGAAGCCCAAATCAAGCGTGAGTTGGCCGAAGCAGATAAAAAAGCGCAAGAAGCTGCTGAAAAAGCCGCTGCCGCCAAAGCCAAAGCCGCTGAAGAAGAGGCAGCCGCCGTCAAAGCCCTGCAAGCCGAATATCGTGCTTCCGCTGCCGAGCAGGCGGCGTTGGAGCGCAGCATGGCCGCCTTGCGTGCCGACGGGCGCGAAAACGGCGACTTTTACAGCGAGCTGGCGGTTAAGCTGGAAAACGTGCGCGATAAAACCGCCGAACTGAAAGCCGAGCTGGATAAGAAAAACATCAAAATCAGCGCGGACACGGGCGAACTTGCCGAAGCGCAGAAAGCCCTCGAATCTTTGGGGCTGACGGCTGAAGAAGTAACCACCGGCATGAGCAAAAAAGCGGCGGAAGGGATTGCCAACTTTTCCACCGCCGCCGCCAAGTTCGGCAACGATGCCGAGCAGATGTCGCGCCTTTTCCAGGCAGCGTTAAAGCAGATGGACAGCCCCGAAGCGGTCGAAAAACTGAAAGCCGCCTTGGAGGACGCGGGCAAACAGGCAGGCATGACCGCCGAGGAAATTAAAAAAATCGGCGATGCCGCGCCCGTCGCGTCCGATAAGGTTGCCGACGCCTTTGCCAAAATCGGCGTGGACAGCAAGGCCGTTATGACGGGTGTCAGCAGCGATGCACGTCAGGCGTTTGCCGACTTTAAGGACGCGTCCGAACAGGCGGCGGCAGCGGGGCAGAAAGATGCCAAGCTGATGCAGGCGGCGTTTGAGCAGATGATGGGCAAACTCAAAAGCAAGGAGGAATTTGCCGAGTTCCAAAACCAGCTCAAAGCCAGCGGCAACGCGGCACTGTTGACACAGGAGCAGCTTGCCCGTTTGGGCGATGCGGCGTCAGGCGGTGCGGAAAAAGCCAAAGCCGCCTATCAAGGGTTGAACGATACGGCCGCGCAGGCGGGCGAGGCTGCCAAAAACGCCCACAATAAAGGCGCACAGGCGGCGGAAGGTCATGCCCAGTCTGTCGGCAAGGTGGTCAAAGCAAACGACGAGGCGGCGGCCAGCGCGGAAAAGGCGGCGGCAGCAACCGAAAAAGCCGCCAAAGCCGTTACCGACTACGGCTACCGGCTCAGTCAGACGGGCGGCTACGTTAAATTCAACAACGAGCAGCTCGAATTGATGAACCAAAAATTCAGGGGCGTCAAAATCGGCATGGAGGCGACGCTGCAAATCGGGCGCATGAAGGACTACACCCAGCAGATTTACCTTGCCAACTCTGCCATGCAGCGGTTGAGCGACGCAACAGCGCAGGGTGCGTTGATGCAGGGCGTGTTGAACGATGCCGCCAGTGCAGCCGCCCGTGCCGCCGACAAGCTGGGCAATACCGAGCTGACCAAGTTCCGCAATGCAATTGCCGACGCGCAACGCCGCCTGAATGCGCTGCGCCAAGAGGCAAGCGACGCGACGCGCGCCCTTGAGGCAGAGCTTGCCGAACTCAACGGCAACGCCGAGGCGGGCTACGCTTTGCAGCAAGAGAAAAAGCTGCGCGAATTGAATCAGAAGCTGGCAAACGCCAAGCAACTGGGACAGGGTGACATTGCCCGCGAATATCAGCGTC